AGTCTAGCGCGCCTTTCCATGAGGCGTACGATGGTATTGACTGAAGCGTTATCGCCTTTCATGGCTTTAGGCCAAAGTGCTAGTTGTAGTCTGTCTATGCGGTCAAGCTCTGCAAATCTTAGTTCGTCTGCTGGCTGCTGCTGAGTGCGTTTGAGCGCTCGCTTATAGGCTGCATACGCGCCTGTGTGATCGGCGTAACCGACTTCCTCGGCGATTCTCTGCCAAGTCAATCCTGCTCGGCGTAACTCCAGCACCTTGTTCTCTTTATCAAAGAGTTCTGGGCTAGGTACTGCGGCGTTGTGATTTGGCATAGATAGATTACTTACGGTTCACAAGCTCGGCTTTTTGCCCTGTAAGGTTTTCCCAACGAGTGACAATGACATCGCAGTATTTAGGGTCTAATTCCATCCCAAAGCAAGTTTTACCTGCTTGCTCACAAGCAATAAGTGTTGAGCCTGAGCCAAGAAATAAATCAACAATATTTGTGCCATCTTTAGCCCATCGGTCAAAGAACCATTGTGCAAGTGCTACTGGCTTTTGTGTTGGATGAATCCGAGTTTCATCGCCTCTTGCGGTGTAGTTAGTCGTAACAAGAACTCGGGCTATTTCGCGCTTGTGCTTAGTCTTGCTCCAACAAGTTTCAAAGGTGCTACCAAAGCGACCATCTAGCAATCCCATACGCTCTGAATCACTATATTTATCCCAAATAATCCAACTGCCCAAATTTGGGTAATTGCGATCAAGAGTTTCAACATAATAATCTGCGCCCCACAAAAAGATTTCTTTACAATATGAGAACATTTCAAGCAAAGGCTGAGCATTAAATTGTTTGTTATCGCCAATAACATTGTCATACTTCTTGCCACCGCCACCTGTCATTTGACTGTAATCGGTGTCTAAATCCATACCATAAGGCGGGTCAGTAAAGATCATATCAGCCTTAGCCCCATCCATAAGGCGTTCAACGCTTGCCTTATCGGTGCTATCCCCACACATCAGCCTGTGCCGACCTAGTTGGTAAATATCGCCTAACTTAGTCTTAGGCTCAGCAGGTGGCTCAGGTACTTCATCCTCATCCATATCGCCGTCAATGTCAGCGAGCGCAGGTACTTCAAAGCCTAGTTGTTCAATATCCCAGTCAGCATCCTGTAATTCTAGGAGCTGCTTGGCAAGTTCTGATTCATCCCACTCAGCCAGTTCAGCCGTTCTGTTATCGGCGAGCGCATAGGCTTTAGCGGTGTCGTTGTCCCAATCCTCAGGAACCTCGGCAACATCAATTTCTGTCCAGCCAAGTGACTTAGCGGCTTCAAGTGTGCCGTTGCCTGCTAAAACTACGCCACGATGAACAACAATAGGCTTGCGTTGTCCAAACTTATTTAGGGAAGCAGCAATAGCTTCTAAGTTGCGCGCCGAGTGTTTACGGGCGTTCTTAGGGTCAAGAGATAGTTCTGTGATCTGTATTTTCACGGTTGCCCCCCGATGAAAGATTTAAGCGTTCGTCTAAGAGGTCATCTATTGCCTCTTGAATCGTTTGGCGTTTGCGCCAATCCATGCGGTTTCCGTACTGGTCAATTTTGAGGCGATCGTTAAGGTAACCGATAGCTTCATCAAGTTCGGCGATTGTGACTTCGCCAGACACTATGACCACAGATAGGCTCGCTTTCGTTGAGCCTTCGCTTGGGTTAGAAATCCCATACTATTAAGACATAATGACATATAAAGTTCCAAAGGTCAAATCAAGACTTCTTGCGATGAGGCAGTTCATCAAAAGCATTTTGTAAGGCATCAAGATCATATAGTTCGCTGTAAGATTTAATGCCTTTTGCTTCTATCCAGCGATAAATGGTGCGTTCGCTTACTTTGTAAAGCAACGCAGCATCTTGAACTGAAATCTTAGGCATCAAGCATCTTTCCTAGCAGTCGCCATTTAGTCGAATCCCACACGGTATCGCAGACTCGACACTTAACTTCTAGTGAGCGCTCCAACTGCTGAGGATTGATCTTGAGGCTCGCACCGCAAGGCTTTCCATCATCCCCAACAGTCGGACACTTACCTAGGACAATATCCTCAGACTTTTGCCCCAAGACCATTTTGATCTTGCTGGTCGTGGTAATGATTGTCGTGACTAACTTATCTGCTTCTGGGTACTCTGAACGAATCCACTCAGAGCGCTTAGAGATGTATTGCGTGGTCAAAATGATTCGGGCAAGTTCATCCATCCGGCGCTCGCCATGCCAAGTAAGTTTCATCTCTTGACGAATCTCACGCATCTTCTGTTCATGCTCCATAAGTGGCACAGAAATCCCCCCCGTTCGTAGGTGTAGCGTTTCTAAGCGTACTGGTATTGGCGAGGATTCCCCGCTACCTGATACGCGCTCGCTTTGATTGCCCTTGCTTGGTAGCAACTCTGCTTCAAGCTCTTTGTATCGTGCTGGAAACTTAACGACCTCAGACATGGCAAATTGCCAGCAGCTATCGCAAACCGAATACTCAGAAGCCCTACGGCAGTTAGCACACTTCACTTAGGATTACTTGATCTTCTTTACTGCGTAACGCACTTGCTTACTTCCTATGCGCTGATTATGGCTATTCAATTCAGATTCTTTACGAGTAAAGTCTGCTTTTGGTTCTTGTACTTCTACCAAGATTTCTGCTTTGATAAGCAAATCTTCAAGTTCTTCAATCCTTGATTGTAAGCGTGAATTAGCCGCATCAAAAGATGTCAAATCGCTTATATTAAGTTTTCCGTTTAAAAAACGAATTAATTGAGAGTGATTAGTTTTTACATCTTCAACTAACTTTTCGTAATCTTTCTTTTTAACAAACATTATTTACCCTCTCTTGCAGCTTTAACGGCTTCAACATCTTCACGGTTGTAAAAGACTTTCTTGCCCTCACGCTTTACCCAAACAAGAATCTTGCGATACTGCAATTGATAAAGGTGATTGGCTTTAATGCCTAAATGCTCTTGGACTTCTTTAGATGTCATTAGTTCCAACTGGTCGCTCCCCAGTTTGGCTCATCTTGAACTACTGCCTTTTGGCGGGCTTGTGCCTTGAGTGGCTCGGTGATCTTTGTTGCCTTGATCTCATAAGCAATCTTGCGTGTGCCATCTTTAGCATCGTATTCGGTGATTACTAGATCGCCAGTTACTTCTAACTTCTGACCCTTAGTAACTGCATCAGCAACAACTTCTGCTTGACGACCTGTTACTGATACGCCGTACCAAATGGTCAACCCGTCTTGCCATTCCCCGCCTTTGTTGAAGCGTTGAGAATCAGCTAATGAAAAGTTTGCTACTGCGAAATCGCCGTTCTTGCCCTTGATGAACTTAAGCTCTGGGTCTTTACCAACTGCGCCCGTTACTGTGATTGTTGCCATTTTGCTCTCCCTCTATGTATGTACCGTCTTGCGCCAACCTTACAGGATTTTTACCAAAGATGCTTACAGGCACATCCTCGGGGTTTTGATACGCCGAAACCATCCAGCCCTTTTCAGTAGCTTCTTTAGGTCGCAAATGAATTGAGTGTGTACCGAGGTTATGGCATTTATGGCAGACTGCTACGAGATTAGCAACCTCATCTTTACCGCCTCGGCTTTTTAACTTCCGGTGATGCAACGCCAAGTCATGCGAAGGGCAGCCACATCGCTCGCAATAGCCCTTAGCCCTTGTCAGGACTGTGTCTGCAATCTTCTTATCCAATAACGCCGTAAATCTCGCGGGCAAAGAAAATCTTGTAATCAGCGCCTTCTACCTTGATAGGTACGCCTGAGTGCTGGTGAAATGTCACTTTGTCGCCAACCTGTAGGTCTTGCGCGATGCGTATGCCGTTCTCGTATCTGCCGGGGCCGACTGCGACAACAGTTCCCTCGGCTGGCAATTCTTTGGCTGAATCAACAAGGATAATTCCTGAGCTTGTTTTTTCCTCAACTGCATCAAGTTGAACTACAACTCGATCTTCTAAAGGTCTAATCATTGCCATCTCTCCTGTTCGTAATACATAAATGGTGGTGCGGTGTATGGATCTTTATTGGCGGCTATCTCCAATGCTTTCTTCATGCTTGCTCCTGCTTTAAGTGCGCCGATAGCCAGCGAACTTCCGCTTCCAATGCCGTATATGCCATCACTATCAAGACAAATGGAAAGATCATCAGCAAGCTCAAAAACCTCGCCACCAAGCGCAATAAGAAATGCAAAATTAGCTTCGCCATCTTTATCCTCATCCCACTTGTAATCGTTGTCTTTGAACGCCCGCTTCATTGACGGCACAACTTTACTGGCGAAGAAATGATAAAGGTCTTTCTTGTCTTTGTCTGTTGGCGTTGGGGGAATCCAATTGTGTTGAATAACATCACACGCAGCGCTTAATCCTGCGCCAGCGATAAGGTACTGACCGCGCTCAACAACTTTAACCATCTGAGGATGTGAGTATTTACGCGTTGATGTGACAAGTGAATCTGCACCGATAATCGCTTTGGTAGAAGTCACCTTTGCAGCGATTGTGGTCATGTAAGTATCTTAACAGAAGGGAGCGCCCGAAGGCGCTCAACCCTCTTTTACTGCCGAGTGAACGGCCTCGGCAATTTCAGGAATCATACTCGATTCGTAGTCGGTTATGTCCTCAGTACCCATTGGCTAATAGTAGCCATGTTTCAAGTGAAACCTAAGCGCAGTACAGGTTGACCCATAACGGGTGTATATGTAATGAAGCCCATCTTGCACTTGAACAACGGGATTAGAAGTCTTTATGAAGTTGTAATCTTTCCAAGTCTGATTAAGAAATTGAAAGATGCCAAAAGCCGATGAACTAGGGTTTTTAGCCTTAGCGTTCCAATGGCTTTCGAGCTTGACCAAGCGATCTAAGCAACTGAACTCTGCTGGCGATACAAGGGTTTTGGCGTAAGCGCGAGGCTGATGCACAAACTCTTGGATAGCAACGAGTTTAGGCTCAAAGGCTATGGCTGGTGTTGCAAACGCAATCCCTACGGCTAGAGCCGCGACTAAAAGGGAGCGTAACGAGAGCTTTATCGTGCGCCAATCTCTCCCCCTCTTGATACTTCGATTGCAGATGCCATTCCCTTAGTTGAGGTTGTCATTGCTGACCCCTTTCTCTTTTGGTTACTTGCAAGTGTACGGCAGGTTGAGCATAGGGTGTCAAACACCCACATCCCGCAAGCGTTACAACGAGCAATTTTTATCTCATTATTAAATGTCATTTGCTACACATTACAATTGCGGTTGCAATACTTACAACAAGTGCCAAAATCCCCGGCATGACAATTAAAGTATGGTCGTGATCTCTGGTGTCATATCCCATTAACTTAACTCCTTCTCAATTGCTTGGATGGTGGGGCAGGGATAGCGTTGGTCATCAGACTCAAAACTACAAAATAGTTTTTTTGAGTAGTTTTCTTTACCCACGCCTCTCATCATTTCTACAGGCTTATGCAATTCCACTACTGCGCGAAGGGCAAGCGCTGAAAGATAACCACCAATTTCCCAAATGTTTTCTTTAATAGGTCTTGGTGATTCAAACGCAATAATTTGATCTATCTTTGCCAGCAATTTATCGTGGGTCACGCTAACTCCTTATCAATGACAAAATTAAATTTGGCAAGCAACCACCATCTTTCTGCCCTACGGAAGACCCATTCGTCGGTCATGGGCATGTCACCTTTAGTTGATTCAAGCCAATCCTGTTCTTTTTTTATAAGTTCAACTACTGCGCGAAGGGCTAACAAAGGTGCGTTAATTCGTTGGTGTTGGTTGCACTCAGGTTCGCAAACTTCTATCTCATCATTGATAAGCGCCAACAGTTCATCGTGGGTCATTTCATCACCTCAGCTATTAATTCAGCAAGGTCGTCAAGGCTTCCCTCGTTTTTGATAACCCGATCAAACTCCCAGCCGTCTAGCGCGTGTTCTGAAATGTGATCGTTTGCTGGCTTAATGTCTGGGCGTTCAACGCGCCACATCTCGCCGTGATTCCACTTGATGCCATAGAACTCATTGCCAAAGCGAACATCTGTCACAACTACCTTGTCGTGAAAGTCCAGTTCATTGAGAACCTTCATCGCCCAGACATCCTCGCCAAATTGTGCGCGCCCTACTTCTGTGCCAAAGATTTGTAGCAGTCGGCGAACTTCGGCGTTCTTCTTGGCAAAATCCCATCCGTACTCATCCACAAGATCAGTCACGCGAAGGCGCTCTGATACAAAGGGATTTAACTCGTAAAGTGCTTCACGAATAGCATCAGCAAAAGCAATGCGCTTATAGCCATGATCTCTAATAAGAATCTTGGCAACTTCATCTTTGCCCGAACTTGCGTAGCCGCTTAATCCGATAATCATTGCCACTCCATCCCAATAAAGAATCTGACGAAATCAATATCCCATCCGTACCGATCAACCTTGAACCCAAGACCAATCCCGTTTAGGCAACCATAGTGAACCCAGTATTTACCGATCTTGCGCTCTCTCATTTTGAGGCTCCCCAACCGCCACCGCGAAAGTGTGCTGGCGTTGCGTGAATGACCTTTTGCATTTGCTTCTGGCAAAGTGGGCAATCTGGTACTGAGTTATCGTCAAAGGTTTGATACATCTCGATTGACGAGCCATCTTCGTAACATCTATAAGCGTATGTAGGCATTAGAACAATCCTGTCTGTGTGATTTCAGTTGATAGCCAAACAATGCAATCGTTTCCATTGTCATTTTGGCGGGTTTTGCCTGAGTCGTAGATCAAGCCATCTTTGAGTAGAGATAGGCGAGTTGGGCGAAGAGTGTCGCCGGGCATACCAAGAGCTTTTTGCATCTCCTGATCTGTTGCGCCGTGTTCTTGGTTATCAAGAATTACCTGATAAACCTTAGCGCGGTTAGAGCCAAACTTAGGTCTAGCCTTCTCGTAAGCTGCTACTGAAGTTGCTCTCACTTCTGTTCACCTAAGGCAATTTGAGCGCACAAATCCTGCACCTGTAGCGCAACATTATCAATGCCCATCTTGACTAAGCGCTTGCGATCTTGCATAAGTGGTAGCGCGCAAATCTGCTCATAGATTTCTAGGCGAGTTTGAGCGCGGATGACATTGATGACCTGCTTGAGAATTTCTTGACCTTCTGGGGTATCAAGCACCAACTGATTATCTTTAACTGACCAATGCTGGTCTTTGCAAATAACCTTCACGATAAATCTCCATCTTCTAGTTGAATGAGAATGTAAGCAATCAATACGACTAAGGGTAGCCCAACAAACAAGATAATCATTTATTTCTCCATCCAAGGGTCGTCATCAAAGTTTGAGTGCGCGATGAGTTGGCAGTTGCCCTCAACGCAATCTTCGCAAGGCTTATCTTCTTCCATGTCGCTCATAGTTCTGCTCCTTCTGGTGAGATGTAATCGGTGAGCATTAGGTAAGAACCTGTTGCGGTGTCAAAGTGCGTTTCAGATTGAAAACCTAGTGATGCCAAGTATTGCTGGCAGACAAGAGTTTCAAGGTAACGATCTACCCAGTACGCCATCTTGTAGGAGAAGTTGGTTGTTACTGGCTCAAAGCGATGTTGTTTGATAAGCCAGTCTTTGCCCCAACGCATCGCGGTATCGGCAATGCGGTCAAAATCCTCGGCGGTGATTGTCATTGTGATAGTAACCATTTATGCCACCTGCTTGTTGCGTAGGTATTCAAAACCTGCATCAAACCAATTTTTGGTATAAGCGTGTGCTTCTTCATCAGTAAGTCCAAGGCGAAGTGCGCTATTAAAAACTTCGCAATACTTTTCAATCATGTTGCTGATCAAAAGTTCTGTTGATGTCTTAGCCATTTGTAGCTCCTTGCCGGTTCTCCGTTCGTTCCCCGACAAGACAAAACTTACGCCGATTCCTTACAGAAAGCAAGGGTTATTTCAAAGATTTTTTAATTATTTTTGTTGCGTGTATCACCGAACAGATGTTCGATTAAATGCAGTCAAAGCTATCCGAAATCTCGATATCCACGCCCGGCGTGTCTGAGTATTCCTTGCTGGCAATAATTTTGATGACCTGAGCATCATCGGCAAAAGCGACCCCTGTCAGCCCGTCATTGACACCGCGAATGTATTTGTCTAAGTCCGGGGCAACCGTTGGATGCTCGCGCTTGACGGATTTAGGGCGCTTTACTCGAAATCGCATAGTTATCTCAATCGGGTCGAGGATTGGGGTACAACCAGCGAGTTTAGCGGCATTAGCTATATCAGCGCGCCAAGCCGCCAACTCAACTGCCTTGTTATGAATCATGCGCCCGTGTCCAACATGGCGAAGGCTTCCTTGCTGAATCGGTACGCCTTCCACTCTGAACTTAAAGCTCAACTACAACCAATTCATCAGACAAGAAGAATTTGACTCGACCTGCACCGTGTTCATCACGAAGGCGCATTTCTAGCCCAAGTCTTTCTTCTTCAATCTGTATTACCGACCAGCGCTCGTCACGATAAACGAGAATGTCGCCGACCTGTACGCGGTCAGCCTTTGTGCGTAGAGCTTGCATGATTCCCCCTCAGGATTCGTAAGTCTTACGAGTTAAAGTGTGACATAAATTGCTTACTGTGGCAACTCACCAAACCCCCCTAAAAGGGCTTTAATTGCCGCTATGCGGGGTTTTGCATCTACGGCTAATGGATTCTCTACCTCTAGGCGGTTAAAGGGCGCAGGAGTGGGCGTAGAGGTCGGTTTAGCGGCTTCCCTGATCTGAGCAACGGTGGGGAAGAAGTTAGAAGCCTGAATGACTTTCTTGATGGCATTGAAAAGATCGGCTTTAGAGATGTCGAGGTCGCGCAGTAATTCCCAATAGGCGGCAAGCTGGGGGCGCTCAAACTGGTGGTTGGGATAGACCGCTACGGCAAGAGCCATGCAGTCGGCTAAATCTTCTTTTGTAATCATTCCAACTCCAGCCAAGCGCTCTCTTGCCTAAATTCCTTGAGAAACTTCTCGCTACCTGATTCCCGGCTTGGCAAAGGCTCATCATCCCATCGTTCTTGATTCAACCAAGTAGCCGGAAGGGTTGTGAACTGGCTTTTGCGGTTAGGGTCTTGAGAATAATTGCGAGCGCCTGTAAGGATAACATCTAGGGTTGTTTTACCCAGAGCTTTCATAAACGATTCCCTTGCTGCGCCTTTTCCCTGCTTACGAGGATAGACATTCCAAAATTGTTCAAACTCGTTGAACATATCTTTTCTCTGGTTAGATGTCTTTGGTTTAATGACTTTGGTTTGTTCGTCATCTGTGAGGCTACCTACCTGCAAATTTGAGGCTACCTCTCCCGATTTACGATACGGGGTAGCAGTAATAATGGTGTAAATGTTGCTTGTGTACTCATCGCCGTTCTTGCGGTGGAATACCTTGACTGCGCCAATCTCCACCAGTTCCTTCATCGCCCGATCAACGGTAGATAAAGAACCCACGCGCAAATCTTTAGCCAGCGATTTACGGGTTGGGTAGCATTGGGAAGTATTTTTGTCGGCGCGCCTTCTTAGGACTGCATAAAGCCTAATTGCCGTTGCTGAAATATCTGAGTACAAAATCCACTCAGGAAGTATTGCGAAATAGTTATCCGCATTGATAGTATTCATCCACTCAATCTCCTCATTAGGTTGGGTCACGCCCTCGGCAGTTAGTAGCTGCGCGGGGGTCTTAATTTTACCTGTAAGGTTTGGGCTAGACCAACTCATCGCGCCCCCAAATTGCTGCCTTGGGTATCAGGAACCCATAAATCTTCTTCCTCATCTAACGGGAAAAGAGGCATCAGATTATCGTTTAGCTCAATTTGCCAAAGGTTAATATCGGCAGAAGCCTTAAACCCTGAGTGATTGACCATCCCTTTAGTCCAAAGCCCGTATTGCTTAAATCCTAACGCTTTCCAAAAGTGATTAGATTCAAGGTCTGTTCGGCATCGCAACCTTGCGCCAAGGCGTTGAAATTGCTCGCAAAAATCTTTCACAACCGCAATTAAAGCTGACCCGTAATCCAGTCGGCGAGCATCATCCCTTACGGCAATTTGCTGAACCCTGATGTAAGTATGAGTTCCTTTGCCGGGTGTAAGGTAAATGTAACCAACTGGGTCATTGTTCTTTTCGCAAATAAATACAGGCGAATTCTTTATGCCACCATATACCGCTTTCTCAAAATAAGTCTGCGGTATAAAGCCAATGGCGTAACTGTTATCTTTTTGCAGCTTGTCAATAAAAATCAAATCAGATTCAACTGAAGTTCTAACAACCAAATCGCCTTTGGTATAAAGAATGTTTATTAAACCCGTTGAGCAATCAAACTTCCCAAGGTTCACTTCATATCCCCTACAGACTTGATAGCCAGATTGAAGATCGAGTTAATCCATTCAGCATAAGACTCTGGTTCAATGTCGTCAGGGTTGACCAATTTCCTACGAGCCTTCTCCAAAGTATTTAGCACCTCTTGGCGATACTCCTTGTTGGCTTGGTCAATAAGTTTCTGCATTGAAACCTCTTGCTCCCATAGGTATTGCAACTCAAGGTTGTGATAGCAGTTTTCAATATCTTCACGACACTTTTCTTCGTGAATCTTCGTCACCACCCTAACCGCGATCTGTATAGGTGTATTCATCCCTGACCCTCTCAACAAGTGATGCTTCGATCACATCTGTAAATGGTATGCCAGCCTCTCCTAAAGAACGCTTTAACGCGCCAAGTTGATCGTTAAACAAATTGCCCTTTTCGATAATTCTGCGCTCTCTGGCAGTTACTCCACCCATCATCGCCCAACGATCTCTGTCAGCATAAGCCCACATAAGGCACTCTTGACGAATCGGGCAAGCAAAACAAACTTTGCGAAGCATCTGCCGATTGACTTTAACTACTTCTAAATTATCTTCTTCTTCAAAGAATAAATCTGTGGCAATACCTCGGCAGTTAGCCTTCTTCCACTCGATCTGCTCCCATGTTATTTTCCTGCGCAAGTTTTCCCCCAATATGAACAGTATTCTCGACAAAAGAAAGCGGCTGATCGTTCTGGCGCTGGTGGGGAAGTCATCGCCTTTACATCTGCTACCCATGCCCTAGCCTCATCAACAAGCTTTGGGTTGTAGTCATCTTCCCACGCAACAATGTCGCTCATCTTGCCATCACGCGGAATGAATACAAGACCCACTCGCTTGACGGGATACTTCTGAGCAATCAGGCTGGCGTAGATATTGACCTGCATCTTCTGTTGCTTAGTAGGCAATCCACCCTTAGCGAGTTTCGCCAGCGTAACTGTTTTCCAGTCATAGACAGTTTCAGCGTTACGGGAGTAGAAATCCACATGACCCTTGAAGTATTCATCCTCAAACGCTTCTTCTAAAAGAAAGTCGTCACCGAATACATCGTAGGATTTGAGTGCTTCATAGATCGAAGTGTGAATTGCCGTACCCATAATGGCTGCTAAAGATTCGGTGTTGTTGTTGCACTTAGGCGACTGGTTGAGGATGTGCCATGCCTGAGCGCGACAACCCCCAACCGAACTAGCACCTAACTCAACCTGAGTAGAGCGATCTCGTTGCGAGTCTGCTTCTTTAAGCGCGACCTGCAATGTCTTGATGATGTCCATTAGTGCATCTCAGAACGAAGCAAAGCTGCAACTGAGCGAGCGATGTCCACCTGTAGTTGTATGCGCTTGGCGTTTTCTTTAGATGC